ATCAGTATCTAATGGGATATTCAAAGGGATGGTCATTTCACCAATCCTCACAACTCTCCGATTGTCAAATATCTAACTTTAAACTAAAATGAACATAAGCACTTTTAACAACGCAAAGGATATTACGCCAAGGGGAACAATTAGTATCAATGACTTTCTTTCAGGAATCAAACTTGGCAAATGGATGAAAGTCGTTGAAGCAGTGAGAAAGGAAACAGATGCCGAAAAAAGAAAGCTCCTGAAAGAGAAAGCACCAATGGTGACAATATCAGGTTGTTTTACCAAAAGAACGCATAAAGAACTGATCATGCATTCAGGATTTATATCCTGTGACTTTGATCACTTTGATAATAAAGAAATGCTGCTCAAAGATCCTTTTATCTTTTCTCTTTGTGAAAGCATTTCCGGCACTGGTCTTTTTGCCCTCATTAAAATAAACCCAAATAAGCACCAAGAATCATTCCGATGGTTGGCAAACTACTTCTTTACCACCTATGGCATAACAATGGATCCTGCCCCGGCTAACATCGTTTCAACAAGGTTTGTTTCTTATGATTCAGATATCTATATCAATAATAATTCAAAGACCGCAGGAACTATCACCGAGCAAAAGCAAAAGCCCAAGTCACTACCTATACATCTATCAGATGAAAAGGTTGCTGATTATGTCCAAGAGGTTGTGAATCGTGGAATCAATATCGCGCACTCTTATAAGGAATATCTTGAACTTGCCTTTGCCCTTGCAAATGGATTCGGTGAACAGGGCAGATATTACTTTCACCAACTCGCTTCCGTTTCAGATAAGTACAAACAATCAGATGCGGATAAACAATTTACTATCTGCCTGAAAGGATCTAATAAACCCGGCATAACAGTGGGAACTTTCTACCACATGCTTAAATCTGCCGGGATTGAAATCAAAAACGAGAATCAAGCACCAATCAGAGCTGTCGCACTTGGAAAGAAAGCAGGAAAGAAAAAGGAAGTAATCGTGGAGCAATTGGTGAAATTGAACAAAATGAAACCAAATGAAGCCATTGAATTTGTTGATAAAACTTATGACCGCGAGGATTTGACAGTCCAGTCAATATCAAAGGATCCTGAAAAGCTAATTCAAAACCTTGCCGAATGGATGAAAGAAACTCACCCCATCAGAAAAAATACCATCACAGGAATGATTGAAGAAGAGGGTATTGAAGTAAAAAAGGAAAGACTTTCAACGATATACCTGCAAGCTCGCGCCACTTTCAACACTCCAAATGTAACCTTTGAACTTTGCAACCATATTATATTTTCGGAATTTACTCCCGAATTTAACCCTATCACAGAATACATTGAGAATAACAGACACAGAACTTCAACAGGTAATATCCTCGCCCTGGTGAACTGCATTCAAACAGACACAAAGAACTATGATGTTTTTATAAAAAAGTGGCTCATCGGTATGATTGCAGCTTACAACGGTAATGCAGTGAGATATGTCCTTGCTTTGGTTGGTGGACAGATGACCGGAAAGACTGAATTTTTCCGCAGGCTGCTTCCTGATGGCATAAAAAGATATTATGCCGAATCTAAACTTGATGCCGGGAAAGATGATGACATCCTGATGTGCCAAAAACTTATTGTGATGGATGATGAAATGGGTGGGAAGTCAAAGCAGGATGAAAAAAGATTGAAAGAACTTACTTCCAAATCAATTTTCTCACTCCGCGCTCCATACGGTAGGCACAATGAAGATTTTAAAAGACTTGCCATACTTTGTGGTACTTCCAATGATACTGAAATCATTAATGATCCAACAGGAAACACCAGGATCATTCCAATCCAAGTGAATAAAATTGACTTTGATGCCTACAACGCCATTGATAAAGATGAACTCTTCATGGAAATAGTTAGATGCTTTGAGGACAATCACCAATGGAATCTTAACAAAGCTGACTTTGATATCCTAACAGAAACCTCTGAAAACTTTGAAACCGTTTCCGTTGAAAGAGAACTTTTACTGCAATTCTTTGGCCTTCCTCAACCTGATGGATTTGGTGAATGGTTATCAACAACCGAGATAAAAAACCATATTGAACTTAACTCAAAGCAAATTATTAAGGGTACTAAAAAATTGGGAATTGAACTAAAAAAAATCTACGGAAATATAAAATCTGTAAAAATAAATGGTATTTCTCTCAAAAAGTACAAGGTGGTAAGATTAAACCAAAATAACCCTACCACCTTTTCAACAATGCAAGCCTTTGATATTCAAGAGAATGCATTTTAAAAAACAAAAAGGTGGTAAGGTGGTAGGAAGAATGCCATATTACTTGCACAGCTTTTATATTGTGTTCTATTATAATATGCTATGCTACTTTAAGATACCTATATATATATATTTACTTACCACCTTACCACCTTTCGCTGTAACCCACTAAAATCAGTCATCGCGGGTGGTAGGGTAGTTTTTTTTCTTCCTACCACCATCCTACCACCCTACCACCTATGAATGAAGCAAAAATTCAGTTTGAAGTGTTCCAATGGTTTAATAATAATCATTGTCTTAAACATCACAACCCAAGAGGATTGATATTCTCTATTCCTAATGGTGGAACGCGTAACCTGCGTGAAGCTATGGCCCTTAAAAGTACAGGATTGCTCCCAGGTGCTTCTGACCTTGTTTTGATATTTGATAAAAAAATACTATTTTTGGAACTGAAAACGGAATTGGGTAAACAATCTCCACATCAAAAGGAATTTGAGGAAAGGATATCCCAAAATGGATTTAATTATCAGATTGCGTATTCCACCACCGATGCCATCGAAAAAATAAAGACTTTTTTATATTTATAGTTATGAACATTGATGATATAATTTTCCGAATAATTGATGGACAGACTTACAGGTCCATTGCAAAAGACTTGAATGTGCCTTTGAGTACCCTGTTTGATTTCATCCACAAACCCGAACACTCCGCGCGCGCGAGGGAAGCTCTCAAACTATCAGCTGATGTGATTGCGGACAAGGCAGAAGAAGTATTGAAAGAAGCCAAGGGTACTTTGACGGAGGTGACAAGGGCGAGAGAACTGGCACAATACTATAAATGGAAGTCCTCAAAAAGAAACCCCGGCACTTATGGTGACAAGGTAGATATGAATCACACTGGTGATTTGACCATCCGCAAGATAGAGGTGGAAATAGTGAAACCAAAAGACTATGGCAGTACCAACCCTGCGGATTAGGGCATCAGAAATATTTTTAAAGAATAAAGAGGCAGATTCATTCATAGTCCTCAACCAAGGCGGCACATCATCGGGAAAGACTTATTCCATCCTGCAGGTGCTATTGACTTTGGCACTATCTGAAACCTTGCATATATCGGTCTGCTCATCCACCATGCCACATTTGAAAAAAGGTGCGCTGAAAGATTGGATTGATATCCTGACTACTAACGAGATATACAACGAGGCAGATCACAATAAGACCGACCAGGTCTTTAAGATTGGCAATTCAAAGGTAGAGTTTTTTTCACTCGATAACCCCGGCAAGGCAAGAGGACCAAGGAGGGATATACTTTATGTCAACGAGGTGGATTTGGTCCATCAGATAACTTTGCAGCAGCTGATGCTACGGACAAGGGTAAGGGTGTACTTGGATTTTAACCCTGCCCCTGAATTTCATTATGTCTATGATGAGATTCAAACCCGGTCAGATTGCACCTTTATAAAGTCCACATACAAAGACAATCCATTCCTGCCGAGGCAGACAGTCCAAGAGATTGAAAGGCTATCGGGGAACGATTGGCAAGTCTATGGCCTTGGGAATCGTGGCAGCTTGAAAGGGTGCATATATACTCATTGGAAAACTATTGATGAGATACCTGATGGATGTGATGTCATTTATGGCCTTGACTTTGGTTTCAATGTACCCAGTGCATTGGTGAGGGTAGGAATAAAGGAGAATGACATCTATGTGCAGCAATTGATATATGAGCCACTGCTAACCAACTCCGATCTTATCAGGGCCATGGAATCATTGAACATTGGCAGGTCAGTAATATATGCCGATGCTGCCGAGCCTCAAAGGATTGAAGAAATATATCGAGCTGGCTACAATATCAAGTCAGCTGACAAATCACCTGGATCAGTCAAGAAAGGAATTGACAGCATTAAGGCAAGAGGGCTATACATTACGCAAGACAGCCCTGACTTGATGAAAGAGATACGGAACTACAAGTGGATGGAGGATAAGAACGGTCAGACATTGGAAGATCCTGTCAAGTCGATGGACCATGCCCTTGATGCTATGCGTTACCCTATCCATTCCCACTTAACCAAGCCATCAGGCAAATATCACATCTTATAATTTTACCCCCAAATTTATATTTATGAATATGAAAGTACCTCAAAATTGGTCAGAAATAACGATAGGCAAATATCAAGATTTGATTAGCCTGGAGAAATCCGATGATGTCATTCAGCAGGAAATTCAAATCCTATCTGCATTAACAGGCGAGCCTGAAAGTATGTTTGAGGATATGTCCGTTGAGGATTTAAAAGGACTAATTGGAAAGACTGCATTCTTATCCGACCTGCCAAACAGCAAGAAGATACCGAAATCAGTAAAGGTGGCAGGAAAAAGATTTACCATCAACTTGATGATTAGTGATTTGTCAGGCGGTCAGTACATCGACCTTATGACCTTGACAAAGGATGGCGGCAAGGTGATTGAAAAGATGCATGAGATACTTGCCATCTTCATTCACCCAATGGAAAGGCGTTTCTTTATGTGGATGCCTGTACCATACAGCGGTGATAAGCACAGAGATACTGCGGATTTCTTGAAAAAGAATCTGACAATGGATGTTGCTTACCCTATTGCAATTTTTTTTTGTCTGCTTTACGAGAACTTAATGGCCGGTATTCAGGACTATTTTCTAAAGAAAGCGGACAAGGAGATGGCGAAAGCGAAGAGGATATTGAAGAAGTCAACCAAGAAGAAGAAACCTACTTCCAAAAATGGGGATGGATTATAACACTGGATTCATTATCCCAGGGGGATCATTCCAAGTGGGAATATTACACCAACCTTGGGGTGATAGAGTTTCTGAATGTGGTATCGTTTCAAAAAGATAAAACAGAATGGCAGAGGAGTTTGAATCAGTAGTAGAAGTATTTAGGAAGTTTGGTGTTGATACGGTTTCAATGTTGCTTGCAAGCATGGATAAGCCAAGACCAAGAAAGAATGGCAAATCATATAGCGTAAACGCATCAAGTAATATGAGGCAGTCATTGAATTACCATGTTGTGACCTCTCCTGATATTACTCAATTCACCCTTGACTTCGGAAAAGCAACCTATGCCAAGTATGTCGATGAGGGCAGAGGACCAACCAAGCGAGGTGGGAATGGCTCATTATGGAGAAGTCTTGCCGGGCCTAACGGATGGATAGCGCATAAAGGAATTGCACCACCGATGACAGTGGTTTATAAAAAGCGGACCAAGCAAGGTGTAAAATTAGTGCGTAAGACATTCAAGGACATAAATGAGGCGAATGAGAACTTGGCCAAGATGATAGCAAGGAAGATACATCGCCAAGGAACAGAAGCAACACACTTCTATTCCGAAGTGGTCACTCCGCAGATATTTGATGAATTGAAAATCAATTTGGCAAAGGCAGCAAAAAAAGATATTAGCTTACAAATAAGGAAACAATAATGGCAATCACAATAAATCAAAACCCAAAGACATACAGCCCGGCATACAATGAAATCAACTTCCTTGTCACATCAACCAATGTGGCACAGGATAACTTCTTGTATGTTTGCGATGTGTACATTACCGGTGTCACTCCGACCTATTTCAGATTGAAAGCTGCGCAGGATCCAACGAGCAACAAGGCGGTATTCGATATTCATCGTATCATAGAGAACTATTTGACTACCAATATCGATAAAAGCACCTACGGATTTCAACGAAACACAGCATCATGGGTGGAATATACCTGTAAATTTGGGGAAGAATACGGATTGAGCAGCAGTGGAACAACGGTATATGCTGATTTAACGGTGGCATCTGCCAAGTATGCCTTCAATGGGCTATGGGATTTCCTTGAATTTACCCTTTACAACGATGCAAACTACCTATTGACAAGCTCATCAAGTCTATTTTTGACCTCATTGAAATCCAAAAGAGTGAGGAGCACCATGCATTCTTGGGCTCACTTTATGGCCAATGCTGCCAATAAGACCAATGTGATGAAGATTGTGGCAACATCGACAACTGGTGGGGTGACAACTACGGTGGTGGATAACGCATTCCCAAGCCCGGCAACGGTGACCAATGACAGATTCATGCGAGTAAGCACAGGCCCTGCCAATTTGAATCTGATTCCAGGTGGAAGTATATCCTTTGGGGCGCAGCCTATCATTCCAACTGACACTGCATCATACACCATCAACATTCAAACAGGGGCTTTGGGAACGGTGACATCTGAAACGCTGACATATACCATTGATGATGCCTGCACCAAGAATGATGTATTGGTATTTCATTGGCTCAATAAGTATGGCGGATTTGATTCCTTTGCATTCATCAGGGCCAATACTCAAAAGGCAGACATCACCAGGGCGAACTATAAAAAGCCAACAGGCACAATCAGTGGCTCAACTTATTCCTATTCCGCAGCGGACAATCAGAACACTGTCTTTGACACAAGGATAAAGGATAAGATTGAAGTGTTATCCGATTGGCTCACCGATGCTGAAAGTGTTTGGCTTGAGGAATTGGTCACATCTCCCGAGATATATCTTGACGATGCCACCTATGGCCTTGTGGCGGTAAATGTAGTGGATAAGGCTTATGAGAAAAAGAAAGCGGTAAGTTATAAGGCATTCAACTTGAAGCTCACATTTGAATATTCATTCATCAGAAATAGACAAAGAGGATAACATGCAGACAAAAATCAACTTACCATCTTCGGGAACTATTGACATGTATGATGACATTGCGGTGTCTTGTACTTATTCGATTGCGGACATTAAGGATCCTGACAAAAGGAATACAAGTTTCTCCAAGACCATCACCATCCCCGGCACGAAGAACAACAATAAGTTATTCGGACAACTCTTTGAGATTGGCATTGATGGCAGTTTCAATCCAAATTTAAAAACCCCTTGCAATCTAACTGTTGACAATGTTATAATCATGCGAGGCAACTTGCAGCTGCTAACGGTCAAGAAGATTGACAATGATAAGATTGAATATGACTGCACCATCATTGGGGTGACAGGTAATATCTTTGCCGAACTATCTGACAATAAATTGGAATATCTTGACTTGTCAGAATATGACCATACCTATAATGCAACTAATGAATCTAATTCTTGGGCATCGAGTATCATCAAGAATGGCAGCTCTTATGCCTTTACTTTGGGAGAGGGATATGTTTATCCTCTAATCGATTATGGTGATGATAGTCAGCATATAAAATGGTATGTGGTGAATCTTATTCCTGCGGTATATGCCAAGACCTATCTTGATAAAATCTTCAAGTATGCAGGATTCACATACAATTCAACATTCTTAAACTCAACTTTTTTCAAGTCATTGATTATTCCCGGCATACCCGGCACATTGACCGATGCACAGATAGCACTAAAAGAATGCAGGGTAACACCTATTGGAACTACTAATTATGGGAACAATAATGGTGGTGTTGTGCTTCCATTGCAAGATGATAGCAGTGGATCAAACTATGATCCTGGCAATTGCTTTAACACAACTTTTTATGCCTACTATTCACCAACCAACACCACGCAGGAGGTTGAGGTAAACATCACTGCAAAGGTAAATCTTGGAACTCCACCTGTTGGGGCTACCCAATATAATGGATCGATAGGATTTCAGGTATTGATATATAAGGTTGATGTATTAACAGGAGTGAACACTATTATCAGCAATGCGCCATTCACAACGCAGCCCATAACAAGCCCAAGATTACCCATCCCACCAAGTAACACCACAGCGAGTTATGATTATAATGTCAAGACAAAGGTAATTTTATTCACTGGGGATTCTGTTTATGTAAAGATTAGGACTAACAATAATTTTATCTATTGGTATAATGCGAGCAATGTATTGATTTCAGGAACACAAACCCAATTGCTCAATGTGGAATCCACATCATACTTCACCAATCGAATAATCAACAACACTATTTCGGAGGGTGATACCATGGTGATAAATAACACCATACCAACGGACATCTTGATGAAAGATTATTTGATGAGTATAATCAGAATGTTCAATCTTTATGTTGAGCCTGATGCGGATAATGCTAATCAGCTGAACATCGAGCCGAGGAATACCTTTTATTCCACTGCCGCACCACTTGATTGGACTGCAAAACTATCCTTGGACAAGCAGCTTGAAATTAAGCCGATGGCGGCACTTGATGCCAAAACATACAAGTTTACATACAAGCAGGATGATGACTACTACAATGCGCAGTATAGTGGCAAATACAGCCAAATTTATGGCGAAAGGATTTGGGATGTGCAGAATGAGTTTCTAAAGAATGAAAAAAAGATTGAAGTAATCTTTGCGCCAACACCTTGCGTGAACTTTAACAACTCCGACAGGGTAACCCCTGCCATCTATGCGAAAGACAATGCAAATGTAATCACAAAGAAAACAGGCAAGCTCCGCATCTTATATTATGGTGGGTTGATATCTTGTCAAACTGCCTGGAAACATGCTTATAGTAATACCTACTTTAATTACTCTTTTTACCCTTATGCCGGGATGATAGACCATCCAACCAATCCGACATTGGACTTGGGTTTTGGTGCAGTGAAAGAAGTTTACTTTACCATCAAGAAATGGCCCACTGCCAACCTTTTCAATACTTACTATAAAACATTCATTGAAGAAATATCTGATAAGGATTCTAAAATAGTGGTGGCATATTTATATTTAACGATAGCAGACATCAATCAATTGGACTTTGGTAGATTGATTCACATCGATGGCATCAACTATCGATTGAATAAGATAATCGACTTCAATCCAGTATTGAATCAGCTGACAAAGGTTGAATTATTAAAAGCTAAAAATCAAACAGCATTTACGCCAAAGACAGGAACGGTCAGAGGTGGAACTAAAACAGCACTCCCGGAATAATGGTAAACGAAGAATACAACCCAATATTTGCGCAGGATCAAAACACTTATCCTGATGGCAATATCTACTACCCAATGAATGGCCAAGTGGTCTTGGGGAAAAACAATAACATTGATCCCAAATCCTCATTCATCAATGTGCAGGGGAATGACAACTTTATCGGCCCTGATTGCACCTATATTTCTTTGGTCAATTCATCGGGATGCATTGTCGATGGTGGGGTGAATAATGTCAGCCTTGTCAATTCATCAGGGGTAACGGTGTCTGCATCTAATTATACAAGGATAAACAATTTGGATATTGATGCAAAATCAGTGGTGCAAGTTATAGAACTTGAAATATCCCCTGCGGAATTGATGACATTTGTTTCAGCACCTGTTCAGATACTTCCTGCACCTGGTGTCGGAAAAGCTATTGAGGTAATGTCGGCAATGGGTTATTATTTGTTTAATACAACTGCGTATGATAATATGAGTACAATTGTCATTGGTAATTCAAATCTTGCTTCAGGAGGGCAGCTGCAATCCAATGCATTAATCATGACATTTCCAGCATCAATCATATTTCGTTTTGGCATTGACATAAATTTCTATTATTTAGAAATGCTTGAAAATGATCCTTTATATATCAGCTCAATTGGTGTTGATCCAACGGTTGGTGATGGCACTTTAAAAATTTATTTGACTTACAGAATAGTAACTTTATAGCAATGGCAGATGAAACAATAGGGATTGATATAATCCTAAACGCAGGCGAGGCAGCAACAAGTGTCAAGGAATTAAGGCAGAGCATTAAAGACCTACAAAGTGCAGCGTTAAAAGCAGGATCAGAGGGAAATGAAGCTCTCGCCAATAAATTCGCCAAAGCAGCAGGACAGGCCAAAGACAGGATGGCAGACTTGAAGGACCAAGTCAATGCCTTTGGAGATACAGGAAGTAAGATTGGTGCGGTCACAGGATTTGCAAGAACATTAGCAGGTGGATTTGCAGCTGCGCAAGGTGCTGCCGCTTTATTTGGTAGCACATCAAAAGACCTTGAAAAAACATTGCTAAAAGTACAAGGTGCTTTGGCATTATCTCAAGGCATATCCGAATTAGCACAGGCAGGCGAGCAGTTTAAGATTATGAAAGCTGTGGCCATCGATGCAATGAAAGGTATTAAGGCAGCCATCGGAAGTACAGGTATTGGCCTTTTGGTTGTTGCACTGGGAACGATTGTGGCATATTGGGATGACATTAAAGGATTGGTATCAGGTGTAACATCAGAGCAAAAGAAACTTAATGAGGAAGCGGATAAAAACGCAACAGCAGAAGAAAAGAAACTGAAAGCCCTGAATGCCTCTGACAATATTTTGAAGCTGCAAGGAAAGTCCGAAAAAGAAATATTGCAAATAAAGATTGCGCAAGAAGATGCCATGATTGCTGCTCAAAAGAGGCAGATTGAAATGAACATTACAACTTTGCAAGCGCAGATTGAAGCTGAAAAAAGGAACAAGGAAATCCTTGAGGGATTGGTAAACTTTATTTCCTTGCCTATTACTGCCTTGCTCCGTACCATTGATATGGTTGGTCTTGCACTTGGAAAGAATTTCAACTTGATGGGGCAGTTTCAAGATATGACTGCAAAATTAGTGTTTGATCCTGATAAGGTAAAAAAAGAGGGTGAGGCTGCAATTGAAGAACAAAAGCAGAAACTTCTTGAAATACAAAATACTCAAGCAGGTCATAAGATTGCAATTAATAAGATTGATGATGATGCGACAGATAAAGCAAAGGAAAAAGCAGATGCCGCAGAGAAAGCACGAAAGGAAAGAATTGATGCATCAAATAAAGAAATTTCAGATGCTCAAATAGCAGCGGATGAAGCAAATGCTAAATTAACTGATGAAAAATATATTGCTGATCAACAAGATCAATCAAAAAGAGATCAGGATGATATTACAAAACATATTGATCAAATATTAAAAAAGAGGGCTCTTGATAAAAAAGATGCAGAAGATAAGATAAAACTTGAAACAGCGGTAAGGGATGCCAAAATATCTATTGCACAAAATACATTAACATCACTTGGAGCCATTGCTAAAATAGCAGGGCTTAATGGTCAGGCAGCTTTAAATTTTCAAAAGACATTGGCACTTGCACAAATCGGAATTGATACTGCAACTGCTATCTCTGGACTTACAAGGATATCATTTAGCCCGACACATGCTGACAACCTTTTAAATCCATTAGCACCTTATCTAAAACTTGCGGCAGGGATAACATCAATCCTTGGAAGTATGGCATCGGCTAAAGCATTGCTATCGGGATCAGGAGGGGCGGCACCAATTATGCCATCATTTGATGCAGGTGGTGGCGGTGGCGGTGGCTCTGCTCCATTAACTCCTACATCTTCCAATGTCGGAAGCACATCCACAACCATCAGCGAATCAGGGCAGGCGGTAGCACCGATGGTTGTAAAAGCCTATGTGGTGGAAAGTGAAATGACACAAACCCAACTCCATGTCAAGTCGATTGTGGACAAGTCACAATTCCCTTAATTATAAAAAAAGCACCTATTTTATATTTTTAGATATGATTCGCAAACTACCGATTTACAAAATCAGGATTAATACAGAAGATACTGGTGTTGATTACATTGCTCTTACTGATGATCCGGCAATTGAAAAGAACTTCATGGCTTTCAATAAATTTGAATCCTTTAGCGATTACCCTGAATCAGCGAAGAACAATGCTGCAAGAGGTATCAGATTGAACGAGGAATTGGGGAATAAATGTGCAACTCAAGTCGGTAAAGTTAGGGGGCAACAAATTGCCAATGGCGAATCATTATCGGAAGATACAATTAAACGAACTTACTCTTATTTGTCGAGAGCAAAAGAATACTACAACCCCAATGATCCTCTAGCGTGTGGTACTATTTCTTACTTGTTGTGGGGTGGTGAAGAAATGTTGGGATGGTGTGAGCGTAAAATCTCAACTTTCAAAAAAACATTTGCAATACAAAACGAAGAAAAAAGGATTATTTCAGGGCCTTTGATTGTGGCTAACTTGCCAATCTATCGCAGGGATGAACAGGGTGAATACTATGTGGTATTCGATGCACCAACAACCATGGAGATTGCTCAAAAGTTTTTTAAACTTGGATATCAAAATAATGTCAATCTTAATCATGATCCATCAAAAAAGCCTGATGGGG